GCGGACGTCCGGCGGACATCCTGCGGACATCGCGACGAGTCCTGCGGACGGCGTGCGTAGAGAAGAGAAGAGTAGAGAAGATAAGAGAAGAGAAGAGTCTGATGCGGTCGCTGCGGCGCCCGCGAAGACCAAAGAGGTCCGACCAGCGCCGAAACCGAAGGCGACGCTCACGTTCTTGACCGACGACTGGGACACGACGCCCGAGCTGCTGGCCTGGGCGGACGAGCAGGGCTGCTCGGCGGCCTGGGTCGCGCTCGAGACGGACAAGTTCCGCGACTACCACATCGGCAAGCGCACGAAGTACGCCGAGTGGGACCGCGCCTGGAAGAACAGGATCCGCAAGGCCGCCGAGATCTCCTCGATGGGACGGCCGGCCGCGACCAGCAACGGACGCAACACCTCGCAAGCATCCCGCGACCTCGATGTCCTGCTCCAGATCGCTGGGCAGGCGGACTAGGAGGGCACCCGTGACGCAGCAAGAAGTCGCCAAGCTGCTGGCGATCCTGAAAGTGACCTACCCGAACGCGGCATCGGCAGACCCTGTGGCCCAGGTGGCGGCATGGGCGATGGCGCTGAGTGACATCCCCTACGCGCTGGCCGAGGCGGCGGTGCAGCGCCACGTCAAGCGGTCGAAGTGGCACCCGACGCCGAGCGAGCTCCGCGAGCTGATCGCGGACGCGCACGGTGTGCTGCCCGACGAGGCGACCGCGTGGCAGATGGTCCGCCAATACATCCGGGACAACGGCTACATCAACCCCGCGCCGTGGTCCGGCCCGAGCATCGTCCTCGAGGCAGTGAAAGCGATCGGGGGGTTCCGGCAACTCCGCATGTCGGAATCCCCGGACCGTGATCGGGAGGCCTTCGGCCGCGCATACCGGACGTACCGGGAGCGGGCCCTGGGCGAGATCGATCTCGGGTTGGCGGTCGAGGAGTTGGCCGCCGGCGACGCTCCGGTCTGGGCGATCGGGGGATGAGCCGCTCCGCTGTGCCGATTGACGAGGCCCTCGCGGCGGTCCTGGCGATGGCGCACTTGCAGAGCCGGATGCACGCGGTGGAAACCCGCGAGCACCAGTTCTGGCTGGCAGGCCACCGGGCAGCCGTGGCGATGGCGAAGGAGTTCTACGGGCACGGCGAAGCGGGTCAGCACGAGTTCTTGCGGATGCTCCGGAGATCCATGGTCCTAGGGGCCGAGCTGGGTGCGGAGCGGAAAGGTGCACAGGCATGAATCGACGACGACTGATTGCTGCGCTGGCGGTGCTGGGATTGGCGCCGCGGATGGCGAAGGCGGACTCGGGCTGGATTGTCGATGAGATCTACGGGGCGGCGGCGCGGTGGGGCGTCTCCGGCGACACGCTCTACAACCTCGCGATGTGCGAGTCGAACCTGAACCCCGGGGCGGTGAGCCACAAGCTGAACCAGAACGGGTACCACGACCTCGGGCTGTTCCAGATCAATCCGCTGACGTGGGACTGGTGGTGCGGGGAGATGGGCTTCGCGGGGGACATCTGGTCGGTGGCCCACCAGTGCGAGGTGGCGGCATGGGCGGTGGCGCACGGGTACCTCTGCCACTGGGTGTGCGCATGGTGTGGGTGATGTGGCCGACGGTGTTGGCGGTGGCGGTGACGGTCTGCCTGATCTGGGCGACGTGGGTGTGGAGGGACTAGTGACGGACGGCGTGCTCCTCGAGGTCGCGATCCCGCGGGAGATCTCCTACTGCTGCTGGCCCAACAGCCGGTGCCACTGGCGGGCCAAGGCGGAGGACACGCAGGCGATGCGAACGGTGGCCCGGTACTGCGCGGCGGATGTCCTGGCAATGACGCCGGTGACGGTGCCGCCGGCGGGCCCGCTCTCGGTGCAGTGGACGATCGTCCTCGGGAAGGGGAAGCGGCAGCGGGACATCGACAACACGATCGCGGCCTGCAAGCCGCTGATGGACGGCATCTTCGACGTGCTCGAGGCGGACGACAAGCGGGTGACACAGGTGGGGGTGCGATGGGAACGGGGGACGGAGAGCGGGATCAAGTGCCGGATCGCGAGCCTGGACACCCGTGGCTGATCGAGCTGCCGGCGGCGGTGCGGGTGGGGGCGCTGGTGGTCTCGGTGGAGGTGTTGCCGGGGATCGGGATGCTCGAGGAGGGGCGCTTCGGGCTGTACCGGGCGGGGTCGCAGCGGATCGAGATCTCGGGGGAGATCGGGCACGGGCTGCGCATGCAGACGTTCCTGCACGAGCTCATCCACGCGATCTCGTTCGAGCGGGCGATCGATCTCAAGGAGCGCCAGGTGGACCAGCTCGCGAACGGGCTGCTCGCCTTCCTGGTGGACAACGAGCTGATCTGATGGGAGCCAGATTGCCGCGGGTCGTGACATGGCGAGGCATCCACCCAACAGGCCGCGCCATCCCCAGTCAGGGCCGAACGCTGCCGCCGCAGCAACCACCGCGGGGAACTGGTCGAGAGAATCGCGCAAATCGTTGGCAAGCCCACATCGAGCCGCGTGTCTGGCGGCTGGGCATAGATGAGCTGCGGATAGTCCAACCCCGGAAGCGGTGCGGCGGCACCGTCTGGGTTGGCCGCTAGGGGGTGCCGATGATCCACAACCCTGAGGTCGGGCGCGAGTACCGGGTGCTGCCCAACGATGCCTTCGTGCCGGTGGGGGCGACGGCGGTGGTGGTCCGGATCGTCGAGGAGACGGGGCTGCCGCTCTGCCGCGTGGAGACCGCCTTCGGGGTCCGTCTGGTCGCGCTCACCCCGGACTCGATCGACGAGCTGGTGGGGCAGCCGGTGACGCGCCAGAAGCTGCCGCGCTCCCGTGCGGTGTACGGCGAGGACAGTCCGGCCGGGTGGCGCAGGCCGCACAGCGAGGACACCAAGAACCGGATGCGGGAGACGTGGACGCCGGAGCGGCGGGCCCGGCAGGCCGAGATGATGCGGGAGCGGAAGGGGGTCGTGATCACGGCGGAGCAGGTGGAGCAGTGTCGGGCGTTGCGGCGCTCGGGCCTCGCGATCAAGGCGATCGCGGCGGAGATGCGGATCCCGAAGTATCGGGTCTTGGTGATGCTGGAAGGAGCGGAGACATGGACGAGGATCTGACGCAGTACGACCGGCACCGGAGTTCGATCTCGCCGGCGGCGCTGCGGGTGCTGCAGGAGTGCTTCGCGGAACCGGACTCATCGAGCGACGACAGCGACGACGACGACGAGGATGTGACGTACCAGTCTTCGACGGTGAGCATCCTGCGCGGTCTGCTGGCTGAGGCGGCGACGGACGGGACGGCGGCGGACCTGATGGTCCTCTCCGACCTGGTGGCGATGGCCGAGGACTGGGACGCCAGCTAGTGGGGCGGTCGCGGCTCCGGTGTCCGGTGTGCAGCGCCATCCTGGGGACGTGGACCAACCGCGGCCTCGAGGTCGAGCCGTCCGTCTGGGTGATCGAGATCGATGCCGACGGGGTGGTGGTCCTCGTCTGCCGGGGGTGCGATCAGCGGCTCCGGATCACCCGCGGGGTCGCGTTCGTGAGGGTCAGGAACGCGAGCCTGCTATCCTAGGGACAAAGCGACAACGCAGCGACAGGCTGCTGGTGCCGGGGTGTCCCGTTGCCGGCGGCCTGTTTTCGTTGGGAGTCTATGGCTAGACCAACAATACGGACTCAGAAAAGACGAGCGACGATCCTTGAGGAGTTCAGCAAGGGCGCATCCGTGCGTGCCGTGCTCGACGTCGTGGGGATCACCCGCTCGGCGTACTACGACTGGATCGAAGCAGACCAGCAGCTTCGCCGCAGAGGTCGCCGCGGCCAAGGAGGCCGGCACCGAGTTCCTCGAGGACGTGGCGCGGAAGCGTGCCGTCGAGAGCTCGGACACGTTGCTCATCTTCCTGCTCAAGGCGCGGAAGCCGGAGATGTACCGCGACACCCAGCGCCTCGAGCACACCGGGATCGACGGCACGCCGCTGACCGTGGTCATCACCGAGCGACCGGACGGCCCGCAGTGATGGTGGCCCAACCCGTTCGCACCGCCACCCTCGAGCTCTTCCCGCGGCAGAAGCGGTTCGTCCTCGATCCTGCCCGATTCCCGGCGTACGTCGGTGGCATCGGGTCGGGCAAGTCCTTCGCCGGCGCTGCCAAGGTGCTCTCCCGGATCGGCCGCAAGGAGCTGGGCATGGTCGCGGCGCCGACATACCCGATGCTGCGCGACGCCACCCAGCGCACGATCGTCGAGCTCTTCGAGCAGCTCGGCATCCCGTTCACCCTGCACAAGACCGAGGGCCGGCTGACCGTCACCCGCACCGGGCACGAGATCCTCTTCCGCTCGCTCGACAACCCGGACGCCTTGCGCGGTCCCAACCTCGACTACGCCTGGGTGGACGAGGCCAGCCTGATCGGGCGGGAGGCGTGGTCGATCGTGAAGGGCCGCGTCCGGGTCGGCAAGC